GCGGATCTCTCGCCCGGCCGGGATTAGCTCAACCCATTCCGGCGCTTTTGACTCTACGAGGTCAACAGGGATTGGTTCGATCTGACAAACAGTTCGTTTGCTCTTTTTTGTGTTTGTGGCAGATTTTAAAGTTCCAGCCTTCATGCATTTGATGGTGCACGAAAGCAAATATGATATTCAATAGCACTTGGACGATATGAACAATAAGAGCGATATGAACAATAAGAGCGATATGAGCAATAAGAGCGATATGAACACTAAAACAATTTCCGATCTGCATTGCGGAGCAATTTGTATTCCTCGACCGATGATTTCAAGACTCTAATACAGCGACCGTTGCCGATTATCAGCGCAAATATTTTATTCGCCGCTATTAGACGCTTGACTGTGCTTTCAGACAGCGTCAAGTCCCACGCTGCTTCTTTCACTGTGTAGTAATCGTTTGGTAGATCAATTGTCATCGTTTCACCTACTCTTTCTCGTCCAACAATTTATCGAGAGCCTGCCGCCGTGACTTTCCAGGGTTGTAATCGAACCCTGGATCTATGCCCTTCGGAGCATACCTGACCTCGCCTGTCTTTTTGTCCAGGTGCTCAACTAGCGAAGTGTCCGGCCTTTCGGTTACGCCTCCCAGCTTGTCAGCTCGATATTGCGTTACCTGAATCACATGGCACTTGCAGTTATGGCCGTTTGATGGCATGTGTGTATCCCAGAATGGATCATCGACCGGCAACAACGTGCCAGCCCACGCGACGTGTTCTTCTCTGTGCTTTTGCGACGGGCCAAGAGTATATAGCAAATAAGGGATGGCTTCTTTTGTGCGCTCTATGCGCTCCCACTGCCCAGCAGATCGCGCCTGCCTAACATTCGTGTCGTAAATCAAGTTCAGTCTGCTAGGCTTTTCAGCGCCATCACCTAACCAGCCGGCTTGTGTTAGTTTCGGCTCTAGGCTGGCCCTGAATTCCTCGAATGGCGTACCATTTTCAAGCGAAGCTGCAACTTCGTCTTTCGTCCATTGTAGCAAATCCAGCGTTGCCATCTTTGCTACAGTGAAAGCAAAGTTATGTTCTTTACCCCATACGTCGCGGTAATCCATCCCTATCCGGAGTTTCTTTGCTTTGAAATAAGCAAGCGCTTCTTTTGGGATTGGGCCCGCGCCTTTCTCCCCCTCGTTGATACTGACTATTCCGATGGATCGCATTTTACACCTCGTCTGTAGCGTCGCCAAGCCCTCGCCCCATAAACATGGTTGTCGCCAGACGCTTGACAAAATAGCCAGTATCCATCTTGCCGATGACACCTTCTAGATTGTTCTCGAATTCCTCGTATGTTGTGGATCTCGATGCTGCCTCTAGAATAGGCGCAATCATAGGGTCAACTTGTTTCTTCCAATCTCTCAGCCCTACGTCAACCAGATCGTCAACGAGATCTCGATCAGATGCTCTGTTTAGGGCCCTTAGCGCTCTTTGCACTACTGGCTCTTGCAGTATGCGATCTTTCGGTTGTAGAATCGGCGCATCTTTGGCCGGCTCGACCAGCCCAAACTTGTCAAGCACTTGCGCGATCTCAACAGGCAGCCCGCGATCAATGAGCGGAGAGACTGAATCACTAAAGGTCTTAAGATCTTCTTGCTTGGGAATACTAATCTGAACCTTGGGACATGGCGCACTGTCGCCATAGTTCAAAACAACCCAGGGCTTGATCAACTGCATGGTCAAACTCTCAGATATCTCTGTTGCGTCGGAGTCAACTATGTCTTGGCGCACTTCTTCATGCACTTTTGCTTGTGCTAAGCTGCTCCCATTATCGGTTGTCATCGTTTGGCCCAACACGCCTTTAGATATTTGTTTATCAAGATAGTCTGCGAGCTCTCGGAACATGGCGCCACCGCTAGATGAATTGCCATGAGCCACAAACTCGATTGACATCGAGTCAGGTAGAATTGCTGCTGCATCTGTTCCGAGACTAGCAACGGCTGTCATGAGCTTCGCCTGGTCTGCCACTGTCGCTGATGCCGGATATGTCCCGACACGGATCGGCATGCCAAACACTTCGGCAAAAGCCAGCCAGTCTTTTAGCGTGTAGCTTTTGCACATGTGCGCAAAAGAAGCGAGTCTTGCCAACCCGCCTCTGATTGGGATACCGGTCTTGATCTCTGGGTAATGCACGATCCACTTGAATGGCGATAGCTCTAGCCCGTTGGTGAGATCTGATTCATCACGCAAACGCAAGACTGATTGAGACTCTGTGTCAAACATAAAAAACCGTGGGTCGCGCCACTTGAGTTCTTTCGGTTGCCACTGTTTGCTCGATGTATCCCAGATTATTTCTATCGCAGAAAAACCCTTGCCTAATGCATCGAGCATGTTTTTCGTGAGACGCCTTGTTCTGATCGAGTCGAGCATCAATCTTGCCTCGTCGGCTATTCTGAGCGCTTGCGGATCTTCGCTCGGTGCTATTAGCTTGACTGGAAGCTTCGAGACTGCGATCTTTCTTGTTGATAATACGCCAGCATAATGCAGATCTCGCTCTTCCATCTCTTCTGCTAGTGTCAAATATGCTGCAATGTCGTTGTTTGCGGCTGATATCAACAACGTCGCTAGATACTCGGGCGTCAAGCCCATCGCCTGAGAGTCATGCACTATTGATCTTGCCCCGCCACTAGAAATTTTCCCTACTTCCTCTTTAAGAATCTTGTCCTTCGGTCTTTTGAAAAAACTCCAGATTGACATCACCATATCCCTTTCTTCCGGCCAAACCCGGCCGTTGTTCTTGGCTGCATATCTTGCAAGCCTTGTTTTCTTATCTCGTTCCACACTGCTGGTTTGTAATCGTATTCGACATAATTGCCCTTGCTGGCGCGATAGGCTAAGGCCGCAGCTATGGCCACATCGCCGTGGCGATACACTGTTTGTCCCTTGTTGTTTTTTGCGGTTGTCCTTGCACTAGGAATTTTCGGCACGCCATTGATTACTTCTACGAGACGCAGATCGTCTTTTATCTGGTCATCACGTGGCAACATGAGCATGTGATCTTGTAGCGCTGCTTTGAATGGCGTGAATATTTCCTGTGATGTACTATCATTAAATTTTATGCTTTCAGCTCTGGTTTTGCCATAATGCTGTGCTGTCACTTCTGCGAGCTGTTCGCCGTTCCCTGTGGCGTCAAACGCGGCCTTGACAAAGCGTGGCAATCTGTCAAGAAGATAAAACACGATCTGCTTTTGTTGATCATATGGAACATTGCGCAGCTCAACCACAAAAGGACAACGACGTCTAAGCGTCTGTGTGATTTCCAATGGAACAAGCGCGGTCATGTCAGACTTCCGTCCGAAGTCCTCACCAAGGACATGCAACCTGCTCTGGTCTAGTTTTTTTAGTTCTGGCAAAAGAGATTCATTGCACCAGGCAAGAACCTCAGCTTCTCGATATGCATTAGGCTTCCAGGTAAACTCTTTGTCATATTCCAGTCTAAAAACCGGCGCATCATACATACAGTCTTCGATTAGCCCAACATCGAGATACTTACCACCAGACTTGGCAGGTATGCATCTAAGCTCCTCGTCTGCATCGTCGGCATAGAAGGCATAAACACTTTTGACCCAAGCGTCAGCGGCTTCTTTTGTGTACTCCTGGCCCTTGATATAAAAAACACGCTCAGCCAGGCCTTGTTCTATCGCCTCGTCGAAAGTATACTGATGCACCGAACCTGGACGGCGTCCAGCCCGTATGTCTTCGACCAGCTTGGCGAAACTATTGTCAATACCATGATGTGATGAAATAACGGCAACAGAACCGCCCCAAATAGTTGTTGCCATTGCGGCTTTGATTAGAGCTGCCAAGTCATCATGGAATGCCGCCTCGTCTATGACAATGCGTCCCTGTTTCCCTCGTAGGTTTCTTGGCATACTAGACAATGCTTGGATCTTAAATCCACTATGAAAGTCTACCCAGAAAACTCTTGTATCTTTTTGTTCGTCTAGAATCTCGACGTTAATATTTGACGCTGCCAGATTAAAGAAACGAGCCCATTCTGCAATTGTTTCGATATATTCCTTCGTCATATCTTCGTCGTAGCCGATGTAATAGCAATCCATTCCATCACTACGACTAGCAAGCAATACATCGTCTGCTGCTTCTGCCCAGGTGATACCAATACGTCTAGACTTCACACAGACCTTGAGTTCCGATTTGTCTTCCGTCCATAGCTTCTGATATGGCAGAAATATGTCAGGAGTTCGATCCACCCTCTGACTTGTCCGTTACTCCCAGGAAATTCCTCCGGAGAAGGTCGGCTTCTTCTGGCGTAAGTCCGCGTCTGGCTTCGATGGGACCACCGTCTTTACCTGTCAATTCTACTTTTTGTGGAGTCTCACACCATTTCGCAATATGAGTCAAAAAGAATTTAATAGCATTGAAGTCTTTGGCCTCTATCAAGTCTTTCAGTGCAAGAGCTGCTTCTTGTACGCCTTTTGCCCTTCCAGTCTCAAAAACTTGCACTAGTTTTTTATTTTTTCCATAATTTCTATAGAACGTTGACTCATCAATTCCAACCAATTGACAAATGTTGAGAACCGTTAAACCAAGCGATGCATAGGCTTGAATTTGTCCTAATAATATTTCATTGTTTAGCTTGCAAGGTTGTCCTCCACTACCTGGTAATGGGCCCCTCCTCCCACAATTTACACCTCTTTTATATTTCTTTGGTTTGTTTCTTGATTTTGCAATTTTATCTGTCATTTTTATGTGCCTTTTTCAAAACTAATAATACCGTCAAGATAATCCTTATAGAACTTATATATTTCGGGGCCAATAGTAATACACCCATTCTCTGTCCTTGGGTTTGTATTCACATTGGCAGATGTTTCTATTCCGAAGGCGAATTTTTCACCAATACCAGCATAAATTTTAGCATGATTTCTAAAAATTGCGATTCTACCGATCTCGGGAATTATAATTTTTTTAAGAAGCGCGTATTCAAGGCGATATGTGTTTGGGAATATTTCACCAACATA